ATCGCCTTCTTACTTCAAATTTCAAGCCGTCCCCTCCTCGTTATATTGTTTAATTTGTAAAATAATCGCCGTCATCGCCTTATCCAACAACGTTTCCTTCCCGCCGTTATATAACATATTCACATACAAAATCACAGCTAGCTCGTAAAGAGATAACGGGCCATATTCTTGAGGTAAAGTATATTCTTGGCCACTGTCATATTCATTCTCATTCAAAGGGGATGCAACGGGAGACTCGGGTTCCGAGACTCCCGCATTATACAAATATTGCTTTGCAGCAGAAATGAGGGAAAGGAGGATAGGATCATCCCCCTCCCCCGCCCGGACATACTCCTTTACCTTATCCAGTAAAGCCTCACTTATAGGCATAATCTCATGCCTCCTTAAGCACTAGCCGCAACAACCTCCGCAAGCCGGAATGCCGAATACAATTTAATTCTTTGGTCAAACCAAGCGGTTAATACCCAGATGTATTCCCCTTTGTCCACATCCTTGTCAGAATCGTAAATTGGTAAGCCGTCGTAGTTCAAGTGGTAGTACCGGAAATCTCCAACAATCGGAACTTCAGCGGCATCACTGAAAACAACGGGCTTCCCAATCACTTGTTCGGGTTGTACTCCGAATAAAGAAGTCGAATTGTTAGACAAAGTCTTAAGCATGGTTACATAATCCGCATACCGCATAACCACTTTAGCATTTTCCCGATAGGTTTCATGTAGGTCAGCAATAGCATTGGTGATGGCTTCGAAAAAATCCGCACCCTCTACTGCTTTAATCAAGGTTTCTTCAGATCCGTCCTCAGCATAAAAAGACATGTAATTGGTAGGGGAGGATCCGTTATGATCGGAGAAAGAACAGGCTTTTTCCTTCGCCGCCAAGCCGGAACGCAGGGCATTTTCCACGTAAGACACCAACTGGATATCCGATCCGTGTAATACGGTATCGCTGATCCGGACTTTTACTTTGAATTTATTACGACCAAAAACTACCTTATCACCCGTGGCATTAATTTCAGCAGCAGTTCCGGAATCATCAATAAACGCCCCATCCCCGTCCAACTCAAAGGCAATTTTAGGGAGTTCCAGCCCTTTGATATTGGATAAGCCTATCACGCCACGAAGCGGGTTTTCAACAAAAGGTTCCGTGATTAATTCATTGCTCATGCTGGTGGGGAGGAAATTTTCCCCGCCAGTTCCGGCATCTGCTGGTAATGCCCGAAGGGGAGCCCCCGTGGCAAAATAAGCTTTGACTTCATCCGACATTGGCCGTTTTTCAATGGATGCGCGAATAAATTCGGCTTTGGCCGCAATCATTCGTTCTTGCTCCGTGTGAGCAGATTCGATGATGTCCTTCTTGACTTGAACTTGGAGTTTGGATTTTTGATCCGCTTCTACTTCATCGTGTTCCGCTTGGATGATGCTAAACCGTTTCTGGAGCTGGGCTTTCTTGGTTTCCAGACCGGTAACGTCATCCAGACTTACCGTAGGATCTCCCGCCTTCTTGATCAATTGATCATTTACTTCCCGAAGTTCCGCCCCCACCGTATGAAGGCTCATTTTTAATTCGTATAGAGTTGCCATGTTTTTATCATTCCTCCTAATTTCTTAAAATGTAATTCAGATCGGCTAAGTCAGCCCTGGACTCTTCAATAATTTTCCGCCGTTTCCCGTCATCAGATAGGCAATCAACTCCTTTCTGCAAGTTTTTGATACTGTCCGGCGTATTTTTGTAATTGGAAAGCATCTCCGAATCAAGACAAGAAGCGGCAATTTCTTTCACATCTAAGATTTCATCGCAAAAACCACGATCAAAACAATCCTGAGCGGACAACCAAGTTTCTGCGTCCAATAACTCAGCCAATTGCTCCTCCGAAGTTTTGTCTTGAATCTTGTCCATATACGCAACAATCATACTTTCCCGGATCTTATCAAGGGCATCCGCCTCTTTTCGGAGATCCGCCGAATTCCCCATGACAAACGTCCATGGATTATGGATCATGACCATGGCATTTTTAGGCATCGAAATAGTATCCCCCGCCATCGCTATTACGCTGGCAATCGAAGCGGCAATTCCATCAATATAGACATTTTTATGCGCAGAATGCCTTTTCAAGATAGAATAAATTGCCTGCCCCTGGAATACCGAGCCTCCTAAACTGTTGAGATAGATATTCAGAGTCTTCAAATCCCCTAAAGCTTTTAAATCCTCCGCAAAATCCTTGACGGTGACATCCGTATCGTCCCATTTATGCGATACAATGTCCCCATAGATATAAAGTTCCCCTACATCGTTTGCCGCCGCTTTCACTTCCCAAAACTTTTTATCCTTTCCCACTGGCTCACCCCTTTCCAGATTCCATTTTCATTCCTATAGCGGGAGTCGTGCCCTTTTCCCTCTCCATATCAATCGGATACAAATCGCCGCTGATATACAGTTTATCTCCAAATTCCTTCGGCGGGAGATCTTCCCACGCTCGGCATTCATTTGGAGTAAATACGGCGGTTCGAACCCCTTTGAAATAAAACTCTCCACGAGTTTGCATATCGCCACGAAGGAGGGAATTAAGATTAAACTTGAAATAATATCCGGATTTCCTCTCCGCCTGAGTCAATAATTTGCGGTTGAACTCCTTTTCGTACTGAGTGATGATGGGAACCAAAGTGGTTTGTACGAATTCCAGAGTCATCTGCTCCATAGAATTGTAATTGACGCCTTCAGTTTCTCCAAGAAGATGCGCCGGCATATTATACACGGAGGCGACACGGGTTCTGGTAATTCGCTCCACTTCAAAAACTTTGGTATGGATGAATTTCCGTTCGATCTCCTTGATATCTACACCTTGCTCCTGGATGAGGACCCCGCCGTTTTCTTGATAGAATCTCTGGAAACTTTCTAAGACGCGTCTTTTCCTTTCATCGCTTAGATTAGTTGCCATTTTCAACAAAAACGAGGCTTTCACAGCAGAATCTATCTGGTCAAGACTGAATTCCTTAACTTTTACATCAAAATCTGCCGTATTTTTCAAGACATCAATCGGACTGATACCGGCATATCCCACTGCGTGAATATGTTTGACATGAATCATTTCCAAATTATGAACATAATAACGTCCGTCATCGGCATCAACTTCATACCAAAGCTCCCTGGTGGTTTTCTCCAAAACGGGCTTGACTCGATTCGGGTCCAAGACCCACAATGCGCAAGGCTGGTACCTGGAATCGTATTCCTTCAAAGCATATGCGTTTCCAAAAGTGTCCCGATGTGCTTCCAGCGTTCGAAGGAAGTCGAATCCATTCATATTTGGATTTGGAGAATGTACCAGAAGATCTGCGACAAAATGATCCATCACCGGGACAAAATTATTAAAAAGTTTCAACGGCAAACACCCAACGGCATTAGATAACCGAGAAACGGCGGCAAATATGGTCTCATTCGTGGCCAAGGTATTGCTTGCCCGCACCGTGAACATATTATATGGAGAAAACCACGGAAGAAAATTATCCGCCACGGTAGAAGATCCGGCCGCCTGAGGATCTGCCTTTGGGCGGAAGAAAAATGATTTTAGTTTATCTACTACACTCAATTATTCACCCCCTTTTTCGCAGATCATTGATGGAGAGAAAATTAACGTCGCCCGGCCCGTCCCCGACATCCTCATTCGGGATAATCATGTATTTCATGGTCTCGGTGTGCGCGTTAAGCCACGCCGCAAAACCGTCAATTTTCCGGTAAATCCCTTGCTTAGACGGTAACCAGTTGCCGTTTCTGTCATCGACAAGACGAACATTATTAATATACCACTGTAGAAGCCTGTTCCGATTAAAGATAACCCTACCATCAAGTAGCATTTCCTTTATATCCTTCAGCGCCGGACTCAACGTGATAGCGCCTTGCCGGACAAGCTTCGTCCATTCTTCTCCGCCGTAAGATTGTAATTCTCGAACAAGACGGAAAGCATTCGCCGGATCGTAAGTGATCTTCAAAATGCTATAAAGTTCGGACTGTTTAATGAACCAATCATAAACGTCCTGAAAATCTACATAATCACCCTTGCATATGGTCAGGAGACCTTCTTTTTCCCAGTCACGAAAAGGAAGATTTTCCTGATCAAGTTGGGCTTTCCGTTCAGGGATAAAACTATGCGATAATACGAAAACATCATTATTGTCCAGTGGAAACTCCAAACAAGCGCTGGTAAAGTCTTCAGAGGAAGACAGGTCAAACCCACCAATACAATCTCTGCCTTTTAAAGTAGAAATATCTAGGTACCCGCTGTTCCGGCGAATAACCTCGAGATCAACAAACGACTGTTCCCCAGAGTGGACAAAGATGTTTAGTCGTTTGGTGATGAAGTCATTCCGTTCAGCCGGAATGCGTTTCCGTGCCTCCCAGTCTTCAATCATGTCCGCCAACTGAACCGACACACCCATATTTGGATTTGCCTTAATCCAATTAGATGGATCCTCGATGTCATCCTTTTCATCCAACTCTGCCATGAAATAGAAAGTGCGATCATCTTGGATTACCCCGTTTAAAACGTCAGTTCCCCGCTCGTAATAATCCATTAACGGGCCGTCCAACTGATATCCGGCCGTGGTAATGTACATGACCAAAGGCTGCGTCCTGGCACTGGTACTGTTTTTGATAACGTTGATTAATTTATAGTTTTTGTATTCATGGATTTCATCAAATACCCCTAAGTGACAGTTCAAGCCGTCTAGCTTTTCACTATCAGCGGCTTGGGGTTCGATCTTAGAATTAGTTGCATCAAAATATATTGCATCACGCAATGGGCGAAAAAAGCTTTTCAGGGAAGGGGAAGCTTTTATCATCGCTTTACATTCGTCAAAAACTACTCGAGCTTGCTTCATGCTGTTTGCCAACAGATAGACAAAAGCACCTCGTTCTCCGTCTTTGGACGCACCATAATTGGCCAGAGCAGAGAGTTTCACGCTCTTCCCTTGCTTTCTGGCTACGAAAATAAGCCCCTGTCTGAACCTTCTAAGTCCGGTTTTTTTATGCACCCAACCAAAAAGAGAACCAATCCAAAAGTGATCCCACGGCTGGAGGACCATTCTATCAAAACCACCCTGGGATGGTTTGCAGAATTGTTCCGTGAATACGATTGGACGGAGGGCCTTTTCCGGATCGAATCGATATGGAAATTCTTTTGTCTTAGATCTTTCCAAATCATCCAGGTGCCTTTGGCATGCCTGTTTAACTTTCTGGCACGCGATTATTTCCCCAGCTAAAACGTCCTTTGCATATTGAGTTGTTAAAAGTTTTGGTTTAGAAGTCCTCGAAAGAAATTTCTTCGACACGTGCCTCACCACCTGAACTGGATAACTTCTTTCTATCCTGTTTGTTTTTATAGCCTTTTGATACCAAACCAAGTGATTTTAGTAGATCATTTAGAATCCTGACGGTTTTGGTCAGTTCAACTGCCAGCGGGTTTTTAATATAACTCACCACGCCATCCCGCTCCCGGCGAAGGGTCAGACTTTCCTTGGCAACCTCTTTCTGCAATCGTTTGTAGAATGCATGCGTTTCGCAATAGAGGTTAATAATTTCATCATCGGACGGTCGGTATTGATCACCAAGATAGGATTTCATCTTATTAAACAAAACCTTGTCCACGCCTTTATTCATCCCATTAAAAATCAATCCTTTTCTTATGATAAATTTGGTTCTCCCGAGTGAAAAAACCAGGTGCTTGGTAAAAGGTAAGGAGTTGAGCCGGTCTTTCCAGGACCACCCTCTCCTTTGGTTGGTAGGGGGGGACTGTCTTGGAAATAAC